TGACCCGCCTGCACTTCGGCGCGGTGTGGTCGGCCAACCCGGCGGAAGAGGATGCGATCTACGGCAAGTACACCCCATACGGTGAATACACCGTAAACGTGGCCGCAGATCGCGCTGAGCATTTCGAAGAAGGGAAGGACTACTACTTCGATATCACCCCAGCATTCTGATTTTAACTGCAGCCAGGGCAGCCCTCGGGAGGCCTGGACGCTGATAAGCCGGTAGTGCAGCGCTACGGAAACAACATGCCTCGCCAAGTGCGGGGCTTTTTTATGCTCGCAATATGGAGGGGGAAATTTTGATCTACTTGGTTGAGGTAGAGAATTTCCGATTCATCAAGATCGGGTTTTCGGCAAATGAAGATGTAGCGGTTAGGATTTCTCAGTTGCAAACAGGGAATCCTCACCTGATCAATCCAGTTTTCTGCGTTGACGGAACTCTGCGGCAGGAGCAGGCGCTGCACGCTGCCACTGCGGAGGCGATGCTCAGAATCCGAATTGGAATTCCTGGTAACGAGTGGTACCCGGGCAAGCATCCAGTGATTAAGCAGATGATCGAGCATTTGCGCGAAGGGCCGAACTCGGCAATGGCTTTTCTCGACAAGTACAGTTCGTCTGTAAAGCAGCCAAGCCCAAGAAAGCCAGAACTTACCCCTAACATCAAGATCAAGCGCAAAAGCAGGATGGCGGCATAGCCTGCTTGGAAGACACGCGCACCTATTCAGGGCCTCGACATTGATCGGGGCCTTCTTGTTTTCGGCCCCGCCACACCCTTCGCTCTGAGCTGGGAGTGCCGCCGGGGCTGATCTATTCGCCGCTGCTCCCCAGCGTTTGGCCGCTACCTGACGGCCTTTTTTATTCCCCTACTCCCAGAAGGGAGGACTTCGGATTGAAAATCATGCCCGAAAAAGACCCCTCCTTCTGGGCGCTCGTCCTCGCCGCACTTCGGGATAATGGCCTATCAATGGCTCTCACCTTCCTGCTGATCTACCTGCGCGTCCAATACGACGGGAAGGAGACCAGCACGGTGCGCAAGCTGATCGAGGCAACTCTCGGCGCGCTGATGGTGATGGTGGTAGGCCTGACTGTAAAGGAATTCGGGTTCAGCATTGGCTGGTCATTCTTCGCTGCTGGGTTCGTTGGAATCCTGGGCGTTGACCAAGTTCGGCAGCTCGGCAAGCGATGGTCTGATCGCAAGGCAGATGAGATATGAAGCTGATTGAGAGCGCCGGAAGCTGGCACCGGCTGTGGTCGGTACGCCTGGCCCTGGCCGGCGCAGTGCTGAACGCAGGCGCTATCGGCTGGACGGTATTCCAGGGCGCAGTCAACCCGCTGATCTACGCCGCCATCAATATGGCTCTCGGGGTCGGCGTTGCTGTTGTCCGTGTGCTGTCACAGCCGCAGTCAGCCATTATCAGCGACAACAAGTCTCCGGATGACCCGGCAAGTTAGGCGCGCCACGATTTGGCGCATTAGAAAACGTGGCGCGGAGATAGAGGTTTATGAATAGGCCTCGACCTCCAGCCTCATTGCTCGAACTGTCGGACCTATCTGACTTCGGCATCCGGTTAACGCCAGCGCCCGAAGTGTGGGAATGGCTCCAATCCGAGATCCTTGCCGACACCGGCACCATTCACAACGAAGACCATGCCCACCTACTGGATGCCGATATCCAGGTCATGTGGGCGTCATCGAGCTTCGCCAAGCAAGGCCGTACAGTCCTGGGCCAGGCCGAACAGGTAGCGTTCCGCGCCGGCGGCTGGCAGAAAGCACGGATGGAGCAACAGATGCGTGATTGGTTCGGCGATGTGCCGGCATTCATCATCACCCTGGCCGCCGACTACTGCGCCGATTGCAGCGACACCGACTTCTGTGCCCTGGTGGAGCATGAGCTTTACCACATAGCCCAAGCGACAGATCAGTACGGCGCACCCAAGTTCACGCAGGAAGGCCTGCCCAAGCTTGAGATGCGCGGACATGACGTTGAAGAGTTCGTCGGTGTGGTCCGTCGCTATGGTGCGAGCCCTGACGTTCAGGTGCTGGTGGAAGCTGCAAACAAGCCCGCCGAGGTTGGGAAACTGAATATATCGAGGGCCTGCGGAACCTGCCTGCTCAAGCTGGCCTGATTTTGGACAGGCATCAGACAGGTGAGAATCTATGGCAGTCCTTCAAAACGAAGTGAGGGCCTTTATCGTGCAGGCGCTGGCTTGCTTCGATACGCCGTCACAAGTGGCGGAGTTGGTCCAAAAGGAATTCGGGCTGACCATCACGCGGCAGAAGGTTGAATCGCACGACCCCACGAAGATATCCGGGAAGTTCCTGGCTAAGCGCTGGGTGACCTTGTTCGAGGACACCCGCAAGCGGTTCCGTGACGACACAGCAGACATCCCGATCGCGAACCGGGCATTCAGGTTGCGAGCTCTGGGCCGGATGGCTGAGCGAGCAGAGAACATGAAGAACATTGCGCTCGCTGCCCAGCTGCTGGAGCAGGCCGCCAAAGAAACCGGTGGCACCTACACCAACAAGCAGCAGGTAGATCTCAGTTCGACCGACGGGACGATGACTCCCGCAAAGGACCGCCCGATTGACGCCGAGCTGGTTAAAGCCCTGGTAGACAAGCTGGTGGACTGATGGCTATCAAACCGATCGAGTGGGACGCGCTGAGCCACGCTGAGCGCTCCGCCTTGGTCGCGGCGGGCGAGCATAGCCCTTTAGCCTTTACCAGCCTGTGGTTCAACATCACCCAGGGCGACAGCTTCAGAACGAACTGGCACCACCACTACTTCGACTACGCCGCCCGCAAGATGCTTGCTGGTGACGCGCAGAACATCGTCGTGAACATCCCGCCAGGCGGCACCAAGACTGAGTTCTGGTCCGTTCACCTGCCGGTCTACACGATGGTCAAGCACCGCCGGGTGCGAATCCTCAACACCAGCTATTCCAAGAGCCTGGTCGACGAGAACAGCGAGCGCAGTCGCGCCCTGGTCAAGTCTGCTGAGTTTCGCGAGTTCTACCCCTTCGATATCGAGAAGGACAAGGTGGACGACTGGACGCTCGCCAAGGATGGGAAGCGCGTACACCAACTGTTCAGCCGCTCCAGTGGCGGCCAGATCACCGGTGTCCGTGGCGGCTACATGGGCGACGAGTACAGCGGCCACATCCAGGCGGATGACTGGGACAAGATCGACGACCTATTCAGTGAGGCGAAGCGCCGCAAGTCGCACACGCGCCTGGTGAACACCCTGCGCAGCCGGAAGGCGCACAGCGGCACGCCGTTCGTTGCCATTCAGCAGCGCGGCCACATCGACGACTCGACCGCGTTCCTGTTGTCGGGCGGCATGGGCCTGAAGATCGATCTGCACATCAAGATCCCGGCCCTGGTCAATCAGGACTACATCGACTCACTGCCTGACGGTATCCGCGAGCGCTGCATCAAGAGCGTGTGCGGGTCTGAGCAGGTAGACGGCTATTGGTCGTACTGGCCGGCCAAGGAAAGCGTTCACGACCTGATCGCGCTCCGCACGGCTCACCCGTACACCTTCAGCAGCCAGTACATGCAAGACCCCGACACGCTCGACGGCGGGATCTTCTCGGCTGACGACTTCCAGTACTACGGCGACGTGGATGCTGGTGCTGATCTGCCGCTGCCGGAGAAGTTCGACTACCGCTTCATCACCGCGGATACAGCCCAGAAGACCAACACTTGGAACGACTGGACTGTGTTCGCCGAGTGGGGCGTGTTCGAGGGGCGCATCTACCGCGTAGGCATGAAGCGTGGCCGGATGGATGCCAAGACGTTGCGCCGCGAGTTCGAGGCATTCGTCAAAGGTGCCTGGGCCAAGAACGGGAAGGCCAACGGCATCCTGCGCCGCGTGTACGTCGAGGACAAATCAAGCGGTACCGGCCTGATCCAGGAGATGGAAAAGCGCCTGCCGCTCAAGGTGACTCCAGTTCCTCGGGACCGCGACAAGCTGACCCGCGCCCTGGATGTTCAAGGCTTCCACGCCGCCAAGCTGGTGTGCCTGCCCTACGACGACAGCCAAAACTACGAGTTCGTGTGTGAGGTCGCATCCTTCACCGCTGACGACAGCCACAAGTACGACGACCAGACCGACGTGATGATCGACGCCTTGTCCGAGGTTTACATCAAAGGCAAGCGTTCAATCCGCGACCTCCTATAACCAAATTGGTGACCCCATGAGCAAGAAGGGCCAAGCGCCAGCAACCAAAAAGCTGGGCAAGGCCCTCACTCGGGCCTTGGTTGAATATAAGGCCGGCACGAAACAGACCGCCGATGGATTGGTGAACGTCGTGTCCGGCCTGGGCACTGAAAAGGCCAAGCGCTCACACAACCAGTTCGAATACGGCTTCCTGAACAACTTCCAGCAGCTCGACGCGGCCTACCAAACCAGTTGGCTTGCACGGGCGATCGTGGACTACCCGGCCGAGGACATGACTCGCGAGTGGCGCACCCTCAAGTGCGACGACGCGGACGTGATCCGGGCCGAAGAAGACCGCTTGAACCTGCCTGCAATGGTGAGCGAGGCAACAAGCTGGGCGCGCCTGTACGGTGGCGCCGGCATCCTCATGCTGACCAATCAGGACCTGACCAAGCCGCTCAAGCCGGAGAAGATCAAGAAGGGCGACCTTTACCGCCTACTGGTGATCGACCGCTTCGACATGACGGCGATGAACATGAACCAGTCGAACATCCTGGCCGCGAACTACCTGCAGCCGGAGTTCTACACCATCTCCGCCGGTGCCCAGCAGATCCACTGGACGCACTTCGCCCGGTTCGCTGGTGCCAAGTTGCCACGCCGCCAGCGCGCACAGACGCAGGGCTGGGGTGACTCAGAGCTGCGCAAGTGCCTCGACGACGTGATGGACATCGTAGCCAGCAAGGACGGAATTGCCGAGCTGATGCAGGAAGCGAACGTCGACATCATCACGCGAGAAGGCCTATCGGATGAGATGGCCAGTGATCAGGACGACGCCATCACGGCGCGGTACGCCCTGTTCAGCATGATGAAGTCGTCGATCAACCTGGCACTGCTGGATGGGAACGAGAAGTACGATCGCAAGACCTTGGACTTGTCCGGCGTTGCGCCGGTGCTCGATCTGCTTATGACCTGGCTTGCAGGCGCTGCCGACATCCCTGGTACCCGTCTGTTTGGTGAGGCCGCAAAAGGCCTCAGCAACGGCGGCGAAGGAGACATGAACAACTATCACAACTCCTTGTCATCGAAGCGCCTGACCCAGATCGACCCAGGCCTTCGGCAGCTTGATGAGGTTCTGGTTCGCTCGGCCACTGGCGCGTGGATCGAGGACTTCAACTACGTCTGGAACCCGTTCCAGCAGCCTGACGCGGTCGAGATCGCCACCGCCAACAAGGCCAAGGCCGAGACCGACATGCTCTACAAGGACGGCGGGGTTGTGACCACCAGCCAGATTCAGCGGCGCCTGCAGGCCGAAGAGCTCTACCAGTTCGACGACGAGAAGATCGAAGCTCTGGAGGCTGATGAGGACCTGACCATGTTCAACGACCCGGTGGATGACGAACCAGATGCTGACAAGAAGTCGACCTCTGACGCCGCCCCAGCGCCGCTGTATGTGTTCAGGCCAGTATTGAACGCTGACGATCTGATCAATTGGGCCAAGGCGCAAGGCTTCACGCAGACCCTGCCAGCAGATGATTTGCATGTGACCGTGGCGTTCAGCAAGTCGCCTGTTGATTGGATGAAGGCCGGAGAGGCGTATAGCTCGCGCGATGATGGTGGCGTGACTGTTCGGCCTGGCGGCCCGCGCATGATTGAGCAGTTCGGCGAGGGTGCCGTGGTTCTGGCTTTCAACAGTTCTGACCTGTCGTGGCGCCACATGTCGTTGCGGGAGATCGGAGCTTCGTGGGATTACCCTGAATATCAGCCGCACATAACCATCACCTACAACGCAGGCGATGTGGATGTGAGCAAGGTCGAGCCATACCGTGGGCAGATCGTGCTCGGGGCTGAGGTGTTCAAGCCGATTAAGCTGAACTGGAAGGCCGATGTCAGCGAGGAGTAATCCATGGACATGATCGGCATCCAGTACAACGCCAAGCTGCAGCGGCTGGTCAAGCAGATCAAAGCGGACATTGCCAAGGAGGTGATGCCGCTGGTTCGCCAGTTGGCGCCGGAGTACACGCAGGACGCGGTGGCTACGACTGATGCCTGGTCGGACCTCATCAGCAACGCCATGTCGTTCCTGTTCAGCAAGTGGCAAAACGAAAGGGTCAGCGCTGGGGCCAGCAGGATAGCCGGAGAGTTCGTTCAGTCGTCGCTGAAGAAGTCTGAGCGCGACCTGAAGAAGTCGGCCGGCATTGACGTGTTCAGCGGTAACAGCACGCTGCAGGACTACCTGAAGGCCTCCGCACAGCAGAACGCCCAGCTCATCAAGTCGATCCCCGCCAAGTACCTGGAAGAGGTGCAGACGCTTGTGATGGCGAACATGCGTTCCGGTATGCGGCCTGGCTACATCGAGAAAGCGTTGCAGGAGCAGTTCGGCGTGACCCAGCGTCGCGCCAAGATGATCGCCCGAGACCAGACATCGAAGATCAACGGCGAGCTGGCCGAGAAGCAGCAGAAGGGTGCCGGCTTCGAGTACTTCAGATGGCGTGACTCGGACGACCAGCGTGTTCGGCACCGCCATCACGAGATCGCCAACAAGGTCACCGCCTACGGCAAAGGGGTTTACCGCTGGGACAACCTTCCGCTGAGCGACAAGGGTGTCCCGATCAAGCCTGGGTCTGACTATTCCTGCCGATGCATCGCGGAGCCAGTGAGCGCCCGCGAGGTCAAGGCCAACCAAGACGCAGGCCGCACAGCGCCGGGCATCTACCGCTAATCCATTACAGCGACGAGAACGATCATGAAAATCAAGGTTAAGTGCATCGAGACCGGCGCCGAGTCGGAATTCGACACCGACGGCTACCACATTTCCGTGCAAATGCAGCCTTCTGAGCTGGACGGCATCAAGTCGCTGACTGAGACCGAAGATGGTCGCAGCCTCGACGGTAACGAGCATCGCACCTTCGCGTGCGTGCGTCCGGTTGATGACGAGCACGCAGACGCGCTGTTCGCATGGGCGAAGCAGTAATGACCAGGCTTACGGTCTTTGACCGTGTCAGCCACCGCATAACCCACAGGGAATACACCGACGAGGGCTTCCTCAAGGTTCCAGGCCGGGTGGCGCGAACCGGCATTCAGGATTACCTGGCCCGCGAGCTTGGCCTCGACGGTGACCCGAATCGCATTGTCCGCGTGTACCGGCCGGAAGAAGAGGTGTTCAACGACGCTTCCCTGGGCACCTACGACGGCGCGACGGTCACCAATGACCATCCAAAGGATTTGGTGACCGCAAAGAACTACAAGGCGGTGGCCGTTGGCGAGGTGCGCGGCTCAGGCCGGCGCGATGGCGACTTTGTTGTCTGCGATCTGATCATCAAGGATCAGAAGACCATCGACGACATCAACGCCGGCAAGTGCGAGCTCTCCGCTGGCTATACCGCCGAATACGTTCATGGCCCTGGCGTGACCGCCGACGGCCAGGACTACGAGTACACCCAGCGCAACATCATCATCAACCACCAAGCGGTGGTTACCAAAGCGAGGGCCGGCGGCATCGCTCGCGTCTTCGACCACAACCCAGGAGGCAACACAATGCCTGTATTTATCACCACCGATAGCGGGCGCAGCGTTGATGTTGCTGATCCTGCGAACGCCCAAGTGGTCGCCGACTCGTTCGACCGATTGCTGAAGCGCGCCACTGATGCGGAATCCAAGGCTGATAAGGCCCAGGCAACCGCTGACAAGGCAGCCGAAGATCTGGCTGAGGCCCGCAAGGCTTCTGGCGACGAGGCAATCAACGCTCGCGTCGTCCTGATCGGCAGCACCCAGGCCCAGGCCCGCAAGATCGCCGGCGACTCGTTCACCTGCGACAGCCTCGACGTGATCGATATCAAGCGCGCCGCGCTGGCCGTCAAGCGTCCGAAAATGGCGTGGGGCGACAAGTCTGCCGGCTATGTCGAGTGCGCATTCGACGCTGAGGCTGAGAAAGAGCCCGACGAAGACGACATGGACGAAGAGGGCAAGAAGAAGACCAAGGCCGCCACTGGCGACACTGCCGCGCTCTTCGCCCAGTTCATGCAGTTGGCCAAGGACGGTGCAGCCACTCCGGCGACCGCTGATGCCGCGCCGACCCCATACCAGCAGCACAAGCAGAAGCTGTCGGGCGCCCACAAACAACCCCAGAAAGGAGCCTGACCATGGCTGTTCAAGGTGGTAACGCACTCAATCACGGCGTCGCTTACGCAGGTATGGTCGCCGACGGCGAACTGTCCAACGCCGTCTCCAAAGTCAACAAAGGCACTGTGAACATCGCGTTCGGCCTGGGCGTCGTTACCGATGGTGATGACGGCGCCAAGCTGCCCGTAGCCGGCTCCACGGCAGCCCAGTTCATCGGCATCGTGAAGCGCGAACTGAACCGCGCCTACACCGCCACCGATGTGATTGGCGCAGTCGCCAAGCGCGATATGTCGGTCGAGACCGTAGCGCCTGTCTGGGTGACCGCTCGTGTAGCAGTTTCCAAGGACGACCCGGTGTATCTGGTAATCGGCGACGGCACTGGCACCAACCAGGGCCAGTTCTCGAACGTGGTCGGCGCTGCTGCAACCCTGGCCGTTCTGATCCCGAACGCCAAATGGGTCAGCTCCGCCGGCGCCGGCGCGCTGGCTAAAATTTCTCTGAAGATCGGGGGCTAATCGACATGACCCAGCTTAAAAAAATCGTCGTAGCCATCGATGCCGCTATTGCGCACCAGATTGGCCGCGATGCTTACCAAGTGACCTTCAACGACGGTCTGCCGACCCTTGACGACGGCCTGGCGTTCTACATCAGCCAGTTGGCGAACCTGGAAGCTCGTATTTACGAGGCCAAGTACGCCGCCATCAACTACGACGAGCTGATCCCGGTCGACACCTCGCTCCCTGAGTGGGTCGATAGCTGGGACTACATCAGCTACGACGGCGTGACCCTGGGCAAGTTCATCGGCGCCAGCGCTGACGACCTGCCGGATGTAACTCTGTCGGCCAACAAGTCGTCCGTACCGATCGGTTACGCGGGCAACAAGTACAGCTACAGCCTGGACGAGCTGCGCAAATCGCAACAACTGCGCATCCCACTGGACAGCTCCAAAGCCAAACTGGCCTTCCGTGGCGCCCAGGAGCATACCCAGCGCGTGGCCTACTTCGGCGATGCTGCTCGCGGCATGACCGGCCTGTTCAACAACGCCAACTTGGCGCTGTCGAACTCGACGCTGAACTGGTACGACCCAGCAACCACTGGCGCTCAAATCGCAGCAGACCTGAACCAGATCCTTGTCGATGGCTACATCAACTCTGCGACTGTTCATGTGTTCGACACGATCGTTCTCGACGCTACTCGGTTCGCAAAAATCGCCAGCATGCCGATGTCTGTCCAGTTCCCGGAAAAAACTGTTCTCAAGTACTTCCTGGAAAACAACCAGTACACCGCGCTGACTGGTCGGGCCCCGGTTGTTAAGAGTCGCCTACAACTGTCGGCTGCTCAACTGGCTGCTGCTGGCGTGTCCAACAGCAACAAGGACCGCATCCTGGCCTACGAGCTGAACGACGAGAACCTGGGCATGCAGGTGCCGATCCCTTGGCGCTCCCTGGCTCCGCAGATGCAGAACCTGAAGGTCAACGTGCCTTGTGAGTACAAAATCAGCGGGACTGAATTCCGCTATCCGTTCTCTGGCGCGTATCGCGACCAGTACTAACCAGCTGAACCGTGGCCGCTTCCGCTATGCCCGGGGCGGCGGCCAATGATTCCGGGCGAGGATTCGACATGTTCCTGAAGAACGAAGCAGCACGACTGATCACCATCAACTTCTTGGTCGATGGCGTGGAAACCGGTTACCCGATCCTGCCAGGCGAAAACCCGGCGGTCGAAGTGCCGGATGAGGCCGCCAAGATAGATTTCGTCAAGGCGCTGTTGAAAAACGGTGACCTGCGCCGTGTTGGCGCCGATGAGCTGGAAGACGGCGAAGCAGAGCAAGCGCCTGCAAAGAGCAAGAAGTAATACCCGGGCGCCTGGCGCCCACTCATTCATAGCTGGAGAGCCCATGATAATCACCTCCGAGATGATTGCGGCTTTCCGCAGCAATCCCCTGATGAAGGCATTCACCGACGCGGTGAAGTGGCCGGACGAGTTCATCATCGAAGCATTGTGCGAAGCCGGCACCGAGACGGGATCAAGCCGCTGGGGTTCCCTGGAGCTGACCTGCGACAACTTCAAGTGGCGCGGCATGCAGTACTTCGCTGCCCACTGGTTGGCGACCAACTTTTCCACCCTTGGCTCCACGGCGGCCCCCGGCTCCGATGCGCGCCTGAACGTGGCCCAGAAGTCGGTCGGTGACGAATCGATCGCCTACCGCGTGCCGCAGATGATGGATGCGGGCACTGACTGGCTGACCTACACCAACTTCGGCCAGCAGTTCTACCGGCTGAAAAAGCGCGCCGGGATGGGCGCCAAGGTGGTTTAGATGATCAATCTTGAGCTGATCGGCTTCCAGGAGCTGCAGGACGAGCTGTCGAAAGAGCTCGCCGCTTTACGATCCGACAAGGTGGTGACGGTCGGTATCCATGAGGAGGCGGGCGACGTTGAGTCGGGCGACCTGACCATGGCCAGCCTTGGGGCGATCAACGAGTTCGGCGCCGACATCAAGCACCCGGGGGGCACGTCCTACGGTTACGCCAGCAAAGCGGCCGCCGACCGTGATGAGGTCCGCTTCCTGAAGAAGGGCGCCGGCTACATGGAGTTGGGTGTCACTCAGCCACACGATATCAACATCCCGGCACGGCCATGGCTTGAGCCTGGTGTTGCAAGCGCCACGCCTGAAGTGCTGCTGACCATCCAAGACGGCATGGAGGCCGGGCAGTCGATGGACCAGATCCTCGAGGCCGTCGGCGCGGTGGCCGCAGGCAAGGTGAAGGTGTACATGACCGACCTGAAGACGCCACCCAACGCAGCATCGACCATCCGCAAGAAAGGCAGCAGCAACCCGCTTATCGACTCCGGCGCGATGCGTCAGTCGGTCACGCACAAGGTGTCCATTGGCCCGGCCGAGGAGGGATTAGATTGAGCCTTTCAATGGAAGGTCACATTGACGACGTGTTCGTCAGTGTCGCCGCAAGCCGCACGGTTGATGTGGGCGGTGGCTGGGTAGATGGAATATGGGCGCCTGGCGTGCCGGACACGAAGGCATATGTCGTCAACATCCAGCAGGCCAGCGACCGAGAGGTCGATTTCATCCGCCAGGGTGGCGAGCGGATCACCGACGTGCGCCGCATCTACATCAACCAGGGCGAGATGCAGTTGATCGACCAGACCGGCACCTGGGAGTTTCTCGGGCAGCAGTGGAAGGCCACCAAGTGTGACAACAGGTACTGGCGGAACTACTGCAAGGTCATCGTTATGCGCATCGACGATCAGTCAGGCGGCCCAGCATGACCAATCAAGAGCTATTCGCGAAGCTGCGCCCGATTGTGATGCTGGCGACCGGTGTGCCTGAGTGCATCCTGGCGGATCAGGTCGGCCCAGGCAGCATGCCCGCACCCAAGGGCGCATACGCAACGATCACGCCCAGGCAGTCCATCAGTGAGCGCGGCCAGGCCAACATCGTGTCGCGCGACATCCCAGGCGATCAGGTGGAGGTCGATGTGCGAGCGCAGATCATGTGCTCGGCAAGCATCAACTTCTATCGCGGCGAGGCGCTGATGTACGCCGAGCGCCTGAAGCAAGCCAACAAGCGCCCCGACGTCAGCATGATGCTGTTCAGGGCAAAGATCGGCTGGAACAGCACAGATGCTGTGAACAACCTCACCAGCCTGCAGTCGGCCAACTTCGAGCAGCGGGCGCAGATCACCATCCGCCTGATGTACGAAACCAGCAGCCTCCCGGCTATCAACAACATCCTGAGCGCCGAAGTGGCACTCCAGGACGAAAAAGCGCGGGTCATTGAGACCTTCACCGTGGAAGTCGACCCCACATAACCAATTGGAGCTAGCACAGTGAGCTATCCAGCTACCAACATCATCCGGATTAATGCCCGGATCAGCCCGGCAGGCCTGGGCAATGCGAACTTTGCCAGCGCCACGCTGTTCGCTCCGCAGCTTGAGCTGCCGGTGGGCTTTGCGCCGGACTCTTCCAGGAAATATTTTACGCTGCCAGCACTATCGGTGGACTTCGCGGAAACAACCGAGACTTACAAGGCAGCACAGCGCTGGCTTGGCGGCACTCCTGCGACGCGAGAGCTGACGGTGTATGGCGCGGCAACCGCTGACGCCAGCGTTACGGCAACCATGAACAAGGCGCGAAACAAGTTCTGGTGGTTCTGGACTTTCTGGACCGCTCCAATTTACGCAGATAAGGCAAAAGCACAGCTGGTAGCTCAATGGTGCGAGGACAATTCCTCGTTCAACATGAATAACCAGACCGGCGTATCTGCTGCCGAAATCCGCGATCCTGCAGACACTGACGACATTGCATCGCTGCTCACTACGGCAGGCTTCCGATTCAGCGCAACCCCATGCCATGCAACTGACGCGTATGTCGGTAACGCTCTGGCCAAACACTTCGCTGCGGTGAACTACAGCGCCGATCGCTCGACCATTACCGGCGAACTTAAGAAGTCTCCAGGGGTTACGGCTGAGTCTCTGGACGGCACCGCCTACGGAGCAATGCAGAGCGACAAGAAAAAGGCCGTCTTCTACACGGTAGTGGACAACCAGGGTTCAACTGATTCGGGGCGCTGGCTGAACACGCTGACGCACAGCGCATACGGCGAGTTCATTGACGATGTGGTCAATCTGGCCGCATGCATTAACTTCCTGACCACATCGCTCTACAACACGCTCGGCAAGCAGGTCACCAAGCTTGCGCAGACTCCTGTTGGCCAAGCCGTATTGATCGGTGCCGCTCGGGCGACCATGCAGCAGTTCATCAACAACGGCTACCTGGGTCCACGGAACTACATCGACCCGGACGACGGCCTCGAGAAATACACCGCAGGTTTCGAGATCCTGACCAAGCCTGAGGACATCCTCGACCTATCGGACGCTGATCGCAGCGCCCGTAAGTCCGCACCACTCCGCATTCGCCTGTTCCGCGCTGGCGCAATCCACATCGTTGAAGCCGACCTCGACGTTTATTGATAGGTGACCCATGAGCCTGAGTAATTTCTCGACTGACCTGTGTGTCGTAACGGTTTCCGGCAGACAAATACAGGATTGGGGTGACACTGCAACCCCATATACGGATGCGCCTATCGACGCTCGCAGTCAGCTGCGTAGAGGGCAGGGAGGCAATGCCGTTCGACTTGATCGGATCAACCCTGGCCGCGAGGTCAATTTGTACTTGAATCCAGGGTCTGCTGACTCTGCATATATTCAGGGCCTGCTGAACTCCAACGCCAACATCACACTGACCTTCACCCAGATCGGTACGCTGGAAACGGCATTGGGCTCCGAAGGCGTGATCGTGAACGACGGCCAGCGCGGCCGCGCCGGCTCGACCATCACGGACGATCAATTCACCATCCAGTTCAACATCTGGGAAGCGACAAGGGGCTGATAGATGAGCGTGAAATCATTCACCGTCGGCGGCGTGCAGTACAACGCCGCCATGGCCAGCGCTGTCGATCAAGACCGCCTGATGTCCCTGCTGTCTGCCGCCGTGCTGGAGCGATTCGCCACGGCGGCGGGTGCCGGCCTGGAAGTAGACGATCAGATGCTTTGCGCAATGTTCATGTCGATGCGCCAGGACGTAAAAGCCCAGGTCGCGCAGATGATCATGGTCAAGGTGTTTATCAATGGCACCAATATCCCGGTCACCGTTGCCGACTTCGGCGGAAAGATGGTGCAGTACAACCAGCTCCTGGCCGAACTACTGCGCTGGAACCTATCCGATTTTTTCGACTGGCTGCCAAGCGGCGTAAAAGGCGCTCGGCAGGAAGGGGCGGCAAGCGCAGCGCAGTAAATTGGTTCCTGATGCGGCCCTGTGTGGGGATTGTCGGGGTTTGCCCTCCGCTTTGCACCTGGGCCCAGCTTGAAGACGGAACCCACTCTCTAGCGAGCGTGGAGCGCTTCAATCAGGCGATGGACGAACTGTGGGATCAATACGAGGCTGCGAAGAATGGCTAGCAAAGTACTGAAGTCATTCCTGATCGGGATAGGCTGGGATACCAAGGCTCTGGAGGCGGGCGATAAGAAAATCCAGAGCAGCCTGCAGGGTGTGAAATCTAGCGCACTAGGTATCTCGGCTGCACTCGTCGGTGCTTTTGGCGCCGGCGCCGGCGTGATCCTTAGCACTGCCAGCAAAATAGATAAGTTAGCTGCTGCGACGCAGAATATGCGCACAGCAATGGCTACCTCTTACAACTTCGGCAACGCCGTGAAACTGATGGGTGGTGAGGCCCAGGAAGGCATCGACGCCTTTAAAAAGTTTGAAGATATCCAGAACAACCTTGGCGTAAAGGGCGATCCGGGCCCAGTAAATGACCTCGCAGTGGCCGGCCTCAATGTTGATTCTCTCTACAAGACGAAGAATGCCGAAGAGTTCATGACCGCGCTGGCGGACATGCTCCCCAAGCTGAACGAGGCGAAAAAGTCAGTCGTTCAGCAAACCTTGGACATTTCTGATTACGCGTTTCGCTTGTTAAAAGATGGATCTGAGAAGGTCTACGCAGAAATGGCGAAGGCGGCGAATGCTACTGGCTCTATCGATCAGATGACGGAGAATGCTCGAAAACTATCTGAAAGCACCGCGCTCCTAGGGCTTAAGTTTGAGGGTGTAACAAATGAGCTGTCAGAGAAGTTCTTGCCAAGCCTGATCGGTGCTAGCGACTGGCTCAACAAATTCATCACCGAGCATCGAGGCGACGTTAGCAAGGGTATCGACTACGCCGTCGATAATCAGGCAGCTGTAGGCGGTCTCCTTGCTTCAAGCGGAGCTTCGATACTAGGCCCGATCCTTTCGAAAATTGGACTTGGCCCTATAGGCGGGCTTGCCACCAAGGGTGGCCTGGCGGGTATCACGATCACTGGCAGTGCAATCGGCTCAAACCTGGTCAACCAAGGACTGGACAAGTATGTCCCTGGCTACAGGGGCGTGTCTCAAGGCTTCGATGACCTGCTCAAGGGAGCCACTGGCTTGGATCGGATTCCTGGGCCGCTGGACCTCATGTCCGGTCGCTTCCCCAGCTTTGTCGATCAGCCAAAGTTCCCCACAACAGGCGACAGAACCGCAGCCGACAGCATGCCTCCGCAATCAAGTATTGATGAACGCTACAAGGACGTTCCGTCGCAGAGCGCCGATGATCTGGTCAGGCGCATACAGGACGCGAAATTCAACGTCCATAACAACCTGACCATTGAGATTGACGGTGAGAAGCTGAACCACAGAATCATCCGAGTCAACGAACGCCAGAATTACGAGGCGATGGGAGACTTCAAGCCAACTACGGAGCGCTAGCCTTGAGCATTGTCAATATTTTCACGCGCCAGGCTCCGACGATTGCCGGTTACGCGTTCGACGCGGTTCTGGAAGATACCTTCGAGGCTAGCGTCTCGATAACGACCTTCCCGATTGAATCGGGCGTTAGGGTTGCTGATCATCGGATCTTCAATCCATTCAAGTGGACCATGACCGGGGCAATCAGCAACAACCCGGTCAAGGTGCAGTTGACGGACTTTCTCGGCGGCGCGCTATCGAACCTGACCGACAACCCAATCGTTTCCACTGTGGCTGGCTTGTCGGCGGGATTCCTTGCAGGCAGCGACGAGACCAGGGCAAGCACTACCCTCGACTTCCTGATCTGGCTGATGCGCACGCAGGAGCCATTCGACATTGATGCCGGGGACATTTTGCTGAAGAACATGGCGATTACTCGCCTGTCTCGCACGAAAGAACCGCGCAACGAGGGTGGGCTTGAGTTCGTGGTCGAGTTGCAGGAGGTTATCGAGCTAAGCAGGATCGCTGTCGATACCCAGTGCTCACTACCGCAGCTCAGGAAAGATGACCCCTCTCAAAGCGCGCTTGTGCGAGCAGTGAACAAGGGACAATTGATCGCCAAGGAGGCCACTGCAAGCGTAACAAATGCAGTTAACGGAATTCTCGACGGAATAGCCTGATGCTCACGATCCCCTTAGCGGCTGGTGCAGATAACTCCCACCAGCGATTCAGCGTTCAGCTCGGCGACAACCTTATCTCCTTTGAAATCGACTTCATTTCGTACCTGGATACTCCGGCCTGGTCAATGAATCTTAGGCGCGGCGGCGTAATGCTTGCTCCCGGCGTAATGCTGGAGCCCGGCAGCGACATCATTCAAAGCTACCGCACTGGCATTGGGCAGATGGTGTTCACTGGTAAAGACGTGACCCTGGATAACCTCGGCGTCGATAACTCCCTTGTCTGGATACCTCCAGTGGTGGAAATATGAGATCAAAAGCCTGGTCCGTCGATATCAACGGCGCTCCCTATATCAGCCTGCAATCTGGCTCTACGCAGTTTCGAATCCAGTTCAATATTGACGTGTCGCCAGGCAGTTCCGTGTCCTATGCAGACATTCGCCTCTACAACCTGAATAAGGTTTCGGGAATCGCGAACGGCGCCAGCATAATCCTGAAGGCTGGTTACACCGACAACATCGACGCGATCTTCACCGGCACCGTGACCAACGTGTTGCGCGAGCGTGAGCCGGGCGCCCCTGAAATCATCACGCGACTTATATGTCGATCAGGATCAGCGGCGGTTGACCGTGGATCGGCGCAGGTATCCCTTGGGCCTGGCGCTAGAGTGGAGGAAGCCATCCGGGCGCTTGCCAGGGAGTGGCCAATCCCGATCGACATCGACAACGAGCAGTTTGCCGACGACCAACCAATGGCTCGCGGGTACCACGCCGATGGCGATATTCCCAAGGCAATGGACAATCTAGCTTACGACTACAAATTCGTATGGCTTCAGCATATGGGGCGGATGTACGTCACCAAGCCTGAAATGAAACGAAATTCTACGGCCATCAAGATCAACCAACTTACCGGAATGATCGGAATTCCAGAGATCACGCGAGGCCCGTATGGGCTTGGAGTGTTCGTATCTGCGCAGCTCAACCCGTCGATCATGGTCAGCAGCGTTATCGACCTGAAAAGCGAGTTCGCCACGTACAACACGGGGAACCTGTACCTGTCCGAAGTGCAGCCAGAAGCTGTGCCTGTGGGCGAGTACAACGTATTCTCCTTGCGATATTCGGGCGACTCGCATAGCGACCAGTGGCGAGTGGACATTGATGGAATTCGCTGGGGCACGAAGCCGGACCTCAGGTCAGTATCGACACCTGAGAACGGCAAGCTTATCTGGGGTGCGCGTGTATCTGAGGCATTCAGGGCAAAGGTCACAACCATTGCGAAGAATCTTTCTTTGCAGCCTAACTGGTTGATGGCTGTGATGGGGTTCGAGACCGGGTATACGTTCAGCCCGGCAGCGCGAAATCCTGGAAGCTCTGCAACAGGGTTGATCCAGTTCTTGAGGAGGACAGCGGAAAAGCTCGGAACCACTACCGACCGGCTTGCGAGAATGTCAGCTGTAGAGCAGCTCGACTATGTTGAGAAGTACTACAAGGCCATCCCGGCGAGCCGCATCCACAATCTTGGAGATGCTTATCTTGCCGTGCTGTGGTCTACCGCAATTGGTGAGCCTGACAGCTATGTGATGTGGAGGAGAGGGGATGAGAACTACGGCCCAAACTCCGGACTAGATAAAGAAAAGAAAGGCTACATCACGCGTGGCGATGCGGTATCCGTCGCGAATGAGTCTTACCGGGAGGGCGGCAGGTACGCCAAGTAGATAGCCAGCAGGTCAGGCGTGCTGGGTTTGAGGATGGCTATCTGCTACATTGCGAGTCTGTTAAAGCACTATTTGGCGGTGGTTATGACGATGAATAAAAGCAAGGCTGCGTTGTTCGTCGTGGCTCTTTTTCTTTCGGTTTTCGCCTTTGCGGAGCGGGTTCCCGTTCGGGATGGTTATGGCCCTATTGTGGGTTATAATCAGAAAGATCTAATTAGGCCGATGAAGTGGGATTCCGATACTCAGATTTTGGTCTCTAATCATGTTTACAGAGATGGCACCGTCGGACTTGGTCAGTTTGATCTTAATGAGGATGCAGGCCGCTTTGGTTGTAAATTGATCAAAAAAACAGAAGGCCTTCAAACTTTCTTCGTTTACCTTGATCGCCCATACGGATCAAGATCAAACGACTGGTCTCTCTATATTCTGTATCCTGAAAATTACAAGTGCAGCCCGTCGCTACATTCAGTTGAAGTTGTCCTCAATGATAAAATTAAGGACGTGAAAAAGTGGAATGATTATGCAGAAAGCGACGAGGCGAAAGAGAATGCACGACTATTTCAGTTGGAGCAGGAAAATAAGCTAAACCCTAAAGTTGAGTTTGGTGGTTTTGTCGCGACCAGAGAGGACATACTTACTTCAGTGCTTCTAGCCTGCTACACCGGAAGCCTGGACAGCGGTGGATGGCCATCTATCTCTACACAGGAGCGAACTAGTAGATACAAGGCTTTGCTAAGTCTGCACGACGACAGCCCCGCGAGCATGCAAAGAATAACCAATGCTTATAACTTTGCCCTCAAAAACCTCAGTGATCGCTATCCTCTTGATACGATGGCTAAATATCGCGGTAGCGTCTGCGACCAGATGGTTATGAAAGGCAAGCTCTGAAAAACAAACAAACATCAAACCCGCCTCGGCGGGTTTTTTATTGCCCGCGTTTTACCGGTGGCGACTAGGAGGCATCCGAAAGCGGTATCCCTGAGCCGTTGTCGTCACCACCCAATTTCAGGACATTGTAGGGAATGACCAATGAACAACGTGATTCCGTTTCACTATCAAGGCCAGCCGGTTCGTTTCAGCACTGACGGCTGGGTCAATGCTACCGACGTAGCGAAGAAGTTCGGGAAGAAGCCAGCTAAGTGGCTAGAGCTGCCAAGTACCAAAAGCTACATGGCCGCGCTTCGGCGACACCTTGCTGATGAAGTCCGAAAATCGGACTTCAAGCTGGTTGATACGGTTCGAGGGCGCGGAGCTAGTACATGGCTCCATCCTAAGCTCGCCGTAGCCTTCGCTCGTTGGCTCGATGATGACTTCGCGGTATGGGCTGACCTGCACATTGACGCGTTGCTGCGCGGCGAACTGACTGAAAAGCAGGCATTCGACCAGGCGTGCAAGCAGCTTGATGATGGCCGCCAACTGGCCAGCCTGCACGGCAAAGGGCTGGCCAACTGGAAGTGCAATAAGCCCGCGCTTGAGCATCGTGTCGACGAGATGCGTGACCGCTTGCAGATGGTCCTCGGCCTCGACGCCGCGTAATTGATTCTCCCCGACGAATAGCCCGCCTAGTGCGGGCTTCGTTGTTTCTGGAGAGCTGAAAATAGCGAGGCGACACAATGATCGAGACAGAAGGCCGGGCACGCAACGAGAAGCTGATCCGAAATGCGTTCGGTGAGCTGATGAAGGATGTGTGCACCTCAATCCCCGGGCACGTTCTGACGTTCGACCCTCTGACCCAGCGCGCCCAGGTGCAGATCGGAATCCTCAGAGTGGATGTTAACGACGCCACCTTCACGATCCCTCCGATTGTCGAGGTACCCGTCCACTTCCCGGGCGGCGACTATGCAATTGAGTACCAGATTGACGAGGGATGCGAAGGTGACATCCTGTTCTCCCAGCGCTGCATTGATGGCTGGGTGCAGAGCGGTGGAGTGGCTACGAACCCAAGGGGGCGCTTCCACAACATGCAGGACGCCATGTTCCTGCCTGGGTTCAGGTCGCAGCCCAACGCGCTGCCGGACTTCCAGAACAACGGCGTTCGCATGCGCAACAAGGCCGGCACCCAATTCGTCTGGCTGAAGAACGACAACAGCATCTCCATGGACAACGGGGTGGCCAGGTTCAACGTACTGGCCGACGGCACAACCCTCATGCAGAACGGCGCCGGCAGCTTTCAGCTACTGGCAGATGGGTCGTTCCTGATTAACGGGCTGAAGATCACGCCGGACGGCAACGTCATCACCGCCGCCGGCGTCAACCTCAATACGCACCGCCATAGCGGTGTAACCCCGGGCTCCGGGACAAGCAGAGTTCCAGTTCCATGACTGTACGCAGGCTTGACGACGAGACAGGCGACATCGTGACGCGCGGGCAGCAGTTCATTACCGGGCAGTCCGAGGTTGCACAGACGGTGCTGACCCGGCTGCGCCTGTTCCTGGGCGAGTACTTTCGGGACATCACCGACGGCACGCCGTGGTACGAGCAGATCCTGGGCAAGTTCACCAGCCTCTCCACTGCAGAGGCTACACTACGGGCCCGAATTGCCAACACGCCAGGCGTGATCCGGCTCACCAGCTTCTCCGCTGACTTCAACATTGATAACCGCAAATACAGCGTAACCGCTGGGATTCTCACCGAGTTTGGCCTGGAAGAGGTAACACTGAATGGCTAGCCTGACTTCGACCGGCTACGTGCTGCAGACGCAAAACGACTGGTTCGCCCAGGAGCGTCAGTTCTACCTGGACATTGACCCGCTGTGGAACCTGGACGCTTCGACCCCGGACGGGCTGAAGATGGCGCATGACGCCGAGATCTTCTACGCCCTGGACGAGACGCTGCAGCAGGCCTACAACTCGAAAGACCCGAACAAGGCCAAGGGCGCAGACCTGGATATCGTCTGTTCGCTGACCGGCACTATTCGCTCCAATGGCTCGGCCTCCAGCGTACAGCTCGCGTTTGCCGCGACTCCAGGAACCCCTATTCCCAAGGGAAACCGATTTGAGTCCGTCACTACCGGCAGCCGCTGGACGACCGATCAGGCCGTAACGGCTGACTCGCTGGGCGTGGCCACCGTCAACGCAACATGCACCGTCGTCGGTCCAACTCAGGCTGATGCGAACACCATCACTCGTATCGTTGACGTAGTGGCCGGGCTGTCTGGCGTAACAAACGCAGATCCAGCAACGCCTGGAACAGACGCCCAAACCAACGAGCAACTGCGCGTAACCCGAGCGACGGCAGTAGGGCGTCCTGGCAACAACCAGATCGACTCTACTTACGGCGAGCTGTACGCAGTTCCTGGCGTGCGCCGCGTCAAGATTTACGAGAACGACACCGATAGCTCGGCCGTATCAGTCGACAACCCTCACGGCCTACCAAGGAAGTCGTATGCGGTGATCGTCGACGGCGGCACCAATGAAGATATCGCCATGGCGATCTATCTGAAGAAGAACCCGGGCCCTCTGCTGTACCAGGCCGGAACGCCGTTCGAGGTCGAGGTTACATCTCCAAAATACCCGACAAACAAGAAGGTGATCCGCGCCAGCCGCCCAATCTACGTGGACATGCTCCCGGTCATTCACGTCGTCAACGATGGAACGCTGCCAGCCAATGCCGACCAGCTCATCAAGGAGGCGATGATGGAGTACGCCGCCGGCGATCTGATCCCTGCCGACGTGGGGTTCAAGATCAGCGGGTTTGATATTGGCGAGACCGTGCCATTCAGCACGATCTTCACGCCGGTCAACAAGGTCATTGGTGCCTACGGCAACAGCTACGTCGACTTTCCTTCGTCAAGCCTTAATGGCGTCCAGGCGAATGCGGTCATCGCCTACAACCAGATGTCACGGTGGACGGAGAGCAACATCACCGTAGTGATCACCTGATGAACATCCCGGACCGCATTTACGCGCAATACCGAGACAAGCCCAAGGCGGTCGCCTGGTATGCGATCGCCAAGAGACTCGGCGGGAGCATTGAGGATGCCGCCGAGGCGGTGCGCAAGAGCTACGACATCGACAACGTGTTCGGCGAACAACTGAACGTGATCGGGCGGATCGTCGTGGCCCCGCGTAGCTTCGTTGGCGCATTCCCAATGAATCCGGGGCTATTTGATCTCACGGACGGCGATGAGTTTGGTGACGATGGCGCGATGTTCAGCGCCCTGACGATTGATCAAGACGGGCAGCTATCGGATGACCTTTACCTCCTGGTCATAAAGGCCAAGATCGTCAAGAACAACGGTGATGCCACCATAGAAAATATCCTAGACGGCATGAACTTCCTACTCCCAACGGCAGATGTTCTGCGCGTAACGGATGGCGAAGACATGTCGTTCAGCATCGAGTTCTATGGGCAGATAACCGATCTTGAGCGCTTTGCCCTGCTCAATGCCGGGCTTGTGCCAAAGCCGCAAGCAGTTGGATTTAACGGATTCCTAGAGGGATTCGGAATGTTCGAGTTCGGTGATATGGATGCCGAGTTCGGTGACGAAGACGCAGAATTTGCAGGATATATAGGGGCTTAGAATGTCACTCAAGCTAAATGAACGGTACCCGGGTCGCTTCAACAATCCATCCGCAGGTTACCCAGGTGGATCATTTAAAAACCGAACCACACCTACAGCTAAGGATGGTCTGAAGTAGCCATGTATTTCCCCGGCATACCACCTAGCGCA